TCCTCCTCGTACAGCCACTTGAAAAGCCCACGTATCATAATCAGATTGGTGTTGTAAGTCCGGTCTCCCCACTTGCGAACCATTTTCCCATAGGCTAGGTAATTTCGCAAATCTGAATACTGGATGTCCAAAATACCCTTGTTTATGTAGTCCAACATATTCCGCAGGCCGGAGCGATACGCCTTGATGCTCTTTTCGGTGCAACCATTCAGTTTCATGTTCATCAGATACTGCCGAAGATAATCTTGTGTGCAGTCTAATTCGGTTGACAGTGCTGTCGTCTCCTTATAAATCTCGTAGCCAGTCAGACACATATACAGCACCTGTTTCACCTCTTCCAATCGTTTTTGTTCCTCTACTATAGGCACCAGCCTGTCCAAAATATTAATCACCACGTTGTCTACATTAATTTTCTCCATCTTGCATCCTCCCTCTTGCTTTTCTATCCCTGGTCAGATACAATAGACTCAGGGATTGGCAGAATCGGTGGTATCATCTTGGCGGGTGTCCACCGATTATTTTTGCGCACATATGTTCTTTCTTATTGTTTTTATTTGCCGGGGTTTCCCCCGGCTCTTTTTAAGTTCCTTGCTGCTTCATCCAATGTCTTCTGCCTTCATTGGACACCACGCCGGCGAAGTTTTTAATGGCACCTCATGCGACCATCTTTTTCCATACGCTAGAAATCCTGGCATCTTCATAATGCCGCGCTTCCTGAAATAATTGTCAATGTATTTCTGATTCGGATGGCCACAGTTAAATTCAGATCTGCTATTTCCAACCGGTCTGAATTCGTGACAATGCTCACATTCAGAACACCTAATAATATTTTTTTGCATTTTTCTCCTCCAATCTTAATTGATTACCCTACATTCAAATGCATCTGGAATTGGTGCAACATTATTATTTTTAATTTGTTGCGCCACCTTTTCTATCGCCTCATGTTCCGTTTCTGCTTCCACTTCACAGACTACGCTAAAATATGCAATAACCTCATACGTCATACAACACCTCTTTTTATCTGGCCGCACACCTGCATTTCTGCTTCGGTTCCCATGCAGGGCCATTGTGTCTCCTCCTCTTGTTGTTCCTCCGGGCTGCCATAGTATGCGCATAATCCTTCGTCACACCACTCGCATACCATATTTTCCTCTTGATCGTTTTCCAATTCCTCAACGATTTTTTCGGCCTCCTCCAACGTATCGGCCCAGTTAATTATCTCAGAATTTTCGTCCAAGATTACGTAACCTGCGTTTATTGTGTATTCTTTCATTTAGCCCCCTCCTTAATTTCGTCTGGTAAATATTCTGGAAAATCATATATGCTTATCTGCCCTTCTATTTCCTCTGATTTTACAAGATGCTCTTGTTCTGCCCGTTTCCGCTTATACTCATTATATTGCATCCGGTATTCGTAACTTTTTCCAAAAATGTTCCAGGCCGCTTTTACAACATTGGGTTCGAATTGTCTTATTTTCTCAAGGTCATCCACCGCTTTGTAAGAAATCGGACACCCGCAGCATCCTGTTCTGGTTAATCCGTATACCTCATAGGCATCAGAATAGCGTATGCCATAACGCTCCTTGTACCATGCTTTATCTTTATCGCTCACGTAGTAAAGGGGGCGCAGCCGATATTGGCCGCTTGCAGTTTCAGTAAAACACAGGGCTGTATTGTCCTTGCGCGGCACCGATCTCATGCCTCCCTCGTCCCTGCGTTCGCCGGTAATTACCATGTCATATCCCTTCTGGATTTTATGTGCCACCTGCTTCTTGCAATAATTACAGCATTTTGCGCTTATTTTAAAATCCGGCGGGTGCTCACCGATGAAATCACGCATATATTTAGATGAATTTATCACCAGTTGGATATGTGGTCGTGGTTCTCCGGCGGCATTACAACAGCACAGAAAATTGATCACGTTCTCACACTTCGGATATCGTTCTCGCAACTCCTGACGCTTTGCAGCTTTATCTTCGGCCTGATTGTACTCCTCTGCAATTGATAACGGGATGCCTTTCTTCTGCCATTCTGACAATCCCTCCGACATGATTTTGGAAACAAATGGTACACCATATGTCCTTACTGCCTGGACAATGTTTATCTTAGGGCGGCATTCATCAATCTGTACTCCATATTTTTCTGCTGTCACTTTTACGTGGTCTTTTGTGGCCTGCATTTCTAACCCGGTATTAAAAAACACATATCTAACAGGCGGAAGCCCGAACATTGCACGGGTCCGCTCAATAAGGTCAATCATAATGTCACTGTCTGCGCCTCCGGAATAAGCACATATCGCATTCGGGTGCTCTTTAAGCCGCTTCGCTATAATACTTTTGATTGCTTCAAACTTTGCCGGTGCATCAAAATCTGCATAATCCGGACGTTCTGTATATACTTTGCTTTTGTAAATTTCTCTCATTTTCGAAAGGAGTCAGGATATCCTTTTACGCTGGCCAGCGGCTCCGGCCTCCTTTCAGCTTATTATCTTGTTTTCTTAACCAGATCCACCCACAGCACGCTTTCCTTTGTTCCGTCCGGCAACTCCACCATAACAAAGTGCGGATACTTTCCCACTACAACTGCCCGACGTTCCACGCCGTAATACCTTCCGTTCATCCGTTCCATGTCTGCGCCTTTTAGTGTCTGCACCCGAATCCGGTCCCCAACCTTAATCTTTTTTCGGAGCCGCTCAATGTCCTCTTGAGTGATCCCACCAGTTATCTCCTTCTGGATTCCTTTAAATCCATATCCCATCTATCTCCCCTCCTGAATGTTATAAATCCCGCCTCTGGCTCTGGCCTCCAGCTCATCCAGAAACGCCATGCAGAGGACTCCAACAATCGGATACTGTTCGCCCTGGCTCCATATCCGCTTTAATTCCTCCACAGCCTGGTCCCATTCCTGTTCTGTCATATTCACGCTTCTGCGTTTCCACTTTTCGAAGTACACATTCACCAGCACATGCAGAAAACTTTTTAACTTCTCATCCGGAATGGTATAATTCTGCCCTTCCACAATTTTCATAGGCTTATCACCTTCACATAAATTCCTGGAATCTCCGCCCAGAATTTTTCTACAATCTCTGAGGCCACCAGCGCATCATCCTTCCAGAAATTACAGGCAGTCATGCAATCCTTTAAAAGCTTCTGCAGGTTATCGGTATCCGGTTTCGTGACACGGTACTCTCCATCCTGGTGTCCGCCACGAGGAAAGCACCACTTCACAATTAACCGAACCCCACATTCAAAACGTCTTCTGGGCTTATGCTGCATCAGGTATCCGATCAATTTCTGCCTGGCCGCTTTTACCTCAGGCGGATCATAGAATACTGGCCTGCCATTAATGACTGCTACCTTATGTTCCTGCTGTGTTACCGTCGGCGGTACCATCGGCATAAAAAATTCAATCTGCATTTTTTCATCTCCTCTCGCGCGGCTGATGTCCTGTTGTGTTCCCCAGCGGAGAGGAACAAGGGGCGGACATCTTACCGCCCTTGTCCTATCCCGCAGGGTACACACATCAGTGTGGACCGTCAGGGACATCTATATATTACGTAGTAATATAGTTGTCCTCGCGGTTGTCCCCAGGGACAAGGACAATATCTTTTCCCTTTTGTCCTTTGTCCCCAGGGACATCCAAAAGGACAACCGTTTTCCTTATGTCCTTCGAGGACAAAGACAATATAAAAAATATTGTCCTCCAGGTTGTCTTTTTCGGCTTTTCGTGAAAAGGACAAACGTGAATTTATATTGTCCTCGGGATTGTCCTTTTTAAAAAGGACATCATGCTTTTATATTGTCCTCAGGGTTGTCCTTTTGGCTGATCTTCCCCCGGTTCCAGAAATATCCGGCATCTTTTAACGCCTTGCTGTGCCTCGGATTAAACTTCCCGTTCTTTCCTTTTGCCCCGGTGAAATCCTTTTTCACAACATCCGGGGACTTGCCAAGGTACTCCGCCAACTCCTTGTAATCCAGTTCTTCTGTTCCGTCTGAGAACAGCTCTCCCAAAGCCCCCAGATACGCCTTCAAAGTTTCTGCTCCAGCATCTTTCTGCTGCTGTAAGAACTTCTTTCTGGCTGTTCCCGAACCGTCATCCACCATGATATCCTGCAGTACTTCGGTTCCCTCACTCTTATGTATCGGATAATCAAACCAGAGATTTAACGGCTTGAAGGAAGCAAATTCCCGGAGCGTCCCTTCTATCCTCCAGGCAGTCACATGCCGGAGCTTTTCCTGTTCGTCGGCAATATACCCGTTCATAACATCCGCCTGCCGGTACGTCAGTTTTCCGGCCGCGAAGTCCAGCATGGCAGATGGGCTTAACCGGTCATCCTGGCCGACATCCTGCTCCCATCCCGGTGAAAACTCCCATAAGGCACGCTCAATCCCGCGGATTCTCGCTTTTCCGTCCTCTGCTTTTTTAATGGCATCGGTCAGTTCCAGTTCTGCCAGGTCTAAAAGGGCATCTGGGTCTCTTGCGAATACGCCGGAACCGGAAGCACGGTCCATGGACTTCTTACCGCCCTGGGCTCCCTTGGAATGGTGGTGGCAGTAGATGACAGCTGCTTTTAGTTCAGTGCAGATCTTATCAAACTGATTACAGAAGTTTGCCATCTGGTCCGCGGAATTTTCATCCCCAGTGATTACCTTGTAAATAGGGTCGATAATGATTGCCATATAGTTCTTCTTTTCTGCTCTCCGGATGAGCTTCGGAGCCAGCTTGTCCATGGGGACTGCCTTACCACGGAGATTCCATATGTCAATGTTATTAAGTCCAGTCGGCTGTATTCGCAGCGCCTCATACACGTCCCTGAACCGGTGCAGGCAGCTTGCCCGGTCCAGCTCCAGATTCACATACAGGACGCGTCCCTTCGCACACGGGAACCCCAGCCATGGCGTCCCTTCTGCTATTGCAATGGTCAGCTCAATCAGGGCAAAGGACTTACCGGCCTTCGACGGGCCCGCAAGAAGCATCTTGTGGCCTTTCCTTAACACTCCCCCAATCAGGCAGTCAGCAAGCGGCGGAATATCATTCCAGACGTTGGAAAGGTCCTCCGGATCCGGCAGATCATCATTGATTCCCTCAATCCATTCGTGCCATTCTTCCCAGCTTCCTTTCCCGATGTTGGTGGAAAGAAGGAACTGCTTCTTCCCGTTTCGAACGACACCCGGCATCCGGGACAGTCTGGAGGGATTTTTATTCTGCGTGTCAACCTTCATCCCGTTTTTATTGCACACGCTGTAAAGATACTCCACACGCTTCTTGTATTCGGCATAATCCGGAGCGTCAACTTTTACGATTGCATGCAGGCTTTTCCCGCCGGAATAGACCAGGCAGGCAATCGGAAGCTCCAGTTCCCTCATAATCGCGTGCTGCTTCCCCAGGGATAAGCTGTCTGATTCTACAAGGGCAAAACGGTAATCCGTCACATTCTCGTTTTTCACCCCATTCCCGTCCAGGGGATTAAACCGGATCCAGGCGCCTGCTTTTGGGTTGCAGTCCCCAAAAACAGCACCTATTTCCTTATATTTTCGAAGTTCCTCAATCAGTTCTCCAGCAGTCCGGTCCCAGTGGCCTTTCCTGGGGCTTAAGCGATCTTCATTCTCGTAAACCTCTGTTACATATCCAACATTTTCTGTGGACTGGAACAACGTCTGCAAGTATGTAATCAACTCCTGTACCGGATTCCAGGAAAAATCATCTGGTTCTTCCACATCCCGCTCCTCCAGCCAGGAATTATCCACGATGCGCAGATCGTCTTTAACAATGGAATCCTCCCAGTCCAATGCATGGCCGGGGTCTGTCTCTTTCACTGGAGGGACATATCCATTTCTTTTGGCATATTCATAGATGGTCCCGCCGGTCACTGGGGAACTGTTCCCGTTAAAAGTTCCCCATTTCCGGAAACATTCCCCTGGCTTATACCGATGGTCTGCCCGGCTCCATACGTCCCAGTCGGATGCAGTAAAGCCTTCCTGTTTTAAAGCCATTCCAACATTTACCCATTCCTGGTAATCCAATGCAGCCGGGTCAATATAGTTTAATAGTTCTTTCAAATCCTGCATGTTTCTGCTCTCCCTTCCGGCTTAAAAGGACAAGGCGCCCTGTTCTGAGGCGGCAGGCCGGTATGTATGCGGGTCAATTTCATACGGGACTTTCCAGCCGTTTCCTGCAATCCGGTCAATTAACTTCCTTGCCTGGTCGAAGTCCCAAGTGCCTACATGTTGAAAGCCTTTCCCTTCCAGGAACCGGATCTGTTTTGGAGTGGTCAGCCCTGCATGTTTCCTCTTGTCCAGCCGTTCAAGAAGTTTTGAGGCTTTTCCAGCATTTTCAATCTCATCCGGGCAGATTCCAAGCTTCTCCAGGCTTTTTAACTGCTTTTCCGATGGCGGAGCCATTTCCCATCCAAAAGAAGGCACGTATCCGGAAAGGTCCTCGGCCTGGATGCTCATTTCAAATTGGAGCGGATCCACCAGCCTCTTCTTTCGACGCTTCATCTCAGCAAGCTGTTTTGCCAGTGCTTCCTCCCTCTGCGCAACCACATCCTCAGAAGCGGCCTTCTCTGCTTCCTCTAAATCAACGGCCTCTCCAGCATCTTTCTCAAGATTCTCTGTAAGCTTTCGGGCCACTTCTTCATCCTCGCAAATCAGATTCGCCGGATGGCATAATTCATGCCGTTCCGTAAGCCAGAGGAAATCAATAAGGAGAAGCTCCGTCTTTCCCGGATGCAGCCTGGTGCCACGGCCCACCATCTGACTGTACAGGCTTCGGATTTTAGTCGGGCGGAGAATAATTACACAATCCACCGAAGGGCAGTCCCAGCCCTCTGTAAGAAGCATGGAGTTACAGAGTACATTATATTTATCTGCATCAAAATCCTTTAAAATCTGTTCCCGGTCATCGCTGTTTCCATTGACCTCCGCAGCCTTAAATCCGGTATCATTTAAAATTTCCGTGAACTTCTGGCTTGTTTTGATTAAAGGAAGGAATACCACGGTCTTTCGTTCCATGCAGTATCTTTTCATTTCCTCTGCAATCTGGTAAAGATATGGGTCTAAAGCAGTTCCAATCTCCCCAGCCTTAAAATCTCCTGACTGCATCCCCACCTGGGAAATATCCAGCTTCAGGGGAATTGTAAGCGCCTTAATCGGAGAGAGATACCCCTCCTTGATTGCTTTGGGAAGCGTATACTCATAAGCCAGGCTTTCAAAATATTCGCCAAGGTTCCGCATGTCTCCCCTGTCAGGGGTTGCAGTCACGCCAAGAACGTCCGCCTGGTTAAAATGCTGCAAAACGGTCTGATACCCTGGTGAAACTGCATGGTGGGCCTCATCAATGATAATGACATCGAAATAATCCGGCCGAAATTGTTCCAGGCGTTTCGGTCTCTGCAGGGACTGCACAGAACCAACCGTTACCCGGAACCACTGGTTTAAGCAACTTTCTTCTGCCTTCTCCACACTGCACACAAGCCCGGTTGACTTTTTAATTTTATCGGCCGCCTGTTCCAGGAGTTCTCCCCGGTGCGCCAGAATCAGAACCCTTGCACCCTTCCGTACCATATCCTCTGTGATTTTGGCAAAGACAATGGTCTTTCCGGTTCCGGTAGGAAGGACGAGGAGTGTCTTTTTCGTACCTGCCAGCCATGCATCCTCAACCTTCCTGCGGGCTTCTTCCTGATATGGCCGAAGCTCCATTCCCATTTAAAACTGTCCCGGAGTAAACTGTTTTTTCTCTTTCGGCAGGTATTTTCCGACACGGTTGTTTTCCCCGGAAGAACCGTCTTTTTTGGTATACTTATTTACAGTCAGTTCCAGCCTCCCTGTTGAGCCTGGCACGCGGTTCCAGTCCATCCGGAGCGGCTCTCCCTTTTTCTTCTGGCCGATTCCAGTAAAAAACTGAGACAGCCTCCATTCTGCTTTCGAGTGAAGGAATAAGGTATCAAAGACTTTTCCCTGTTTTCCGGTTGCAGGATCCTTTACAAGAAGGGTTAAGTTTGCCATCGGGCAGGCAGACATCTTCTCGCTGCCATCAAAACGTCCCCGTTCAAAACTCTCAACCGTGAACTCATAGGTTCCTTCCGGAAGAAGTTCATATTCATCATCTTTATTAATCGTATCGTTCCAATCCAATGCTCTTTCCATGTTGTTATCCATTTACATATCCTCCTTAAAACGGAATTGATTCCTTTTCCTTTATTTCTTTAACCACTTTATAGACATCCGGCCAGGCGCCTACCAGAACTCCCTGGACAAACTCCGGATCCATGTTTTCAATCAAGGTCCCCGTTGGATAATACCCCTTGACGGCCACGGCTTCCTGGATATACCACTCTCCAATATCGTTCTGCTCCATCAGGTCTTTCAAGTTTTTAGGAATATGAGCAGGATCTGAGTAATACAGTGATACAAGATTTTCCTCCGCCGCTTTCTTCGATTCCTCCGTACTTTTTTCCGCCTGTCCGGGCTGTTCATCCGACGGGGGCTGAACCGGCTGTTTCTGTGGTAAAGTCTTAATTTCATCCCCATTCTTTACATGCTGGTAATCCAGCATATCCATCTGCTTTCCGTCCGGAATAGAATAGGACTTTGCCGCTTCTTCCGGAATCTTATTGGCTGCATTGGAGGACGCTGCAGGACCTTCAATCACACCGCGAATAACCCCATATTCCATCTCTGCTTCTTCCGGAAGCCCGAACCGGTTCTTTGCGTCCCAGCAGGCATGGTGAGCTGTATACATGACACGCCGGCCGCCCTGGGCCTTATTCTTCCCTTTCTGCGCCCCCTGATTGTCAACATTGACAACCATCGTCTTATAGTTGCAAAACAGAAGCATATCCGACCATTCTTTCACCAGAGGCGCAGTCTGTTTGGAAAGCTTCATTTCCCATCGGTCATAAGCCCCCAGCTCGTCCGGCTGCTCAAACTTCCGCATCTGCGCGTGGGCGGTCAGCACCACATGGATTCCCCGATCAATCACTTCGTCCAGAAGATTCAAAAGTTTTCCAAATGATTCCTTTACATAGGTATAGCCTTTGCCGTATCCGATATCCTCAATTCCCTTTACCTTCTTAACCGCACAGACTTCCTCAATGCAGAGCTTTTCCGTCCAGTCCGCGGTGTCAATCACAAGGGTCCGGCAGCACGAAGGATTATCCCTTACATACTGGACAGCCTGTAAAAGCATCTGCCAGCTGCTGGGCTTCGGGAGTCTTGCCACATCCATATGGGAAGTAGAGCCCTCCGTATCAATAAATACCGGTTCCGGGAACTGGGAAGCCATGGTGGACTTCCCGATCCCCTCTGGGCCATAAATCACAATTTTCTTTGCGCAGGGGATAACCCCTCTTGTAATTTCCATTAAAATTCCCCTTTCTTCCAGGTCTTACCGGCCACGGCGGGTTCCGGTACAACATTGCTTCCATATCCATCCGAAATGATAATGCTGCACTCCTCTCCGGTACTCACCCTTGTTGCGATAACCTGGAGGTTTTCCTGTTCCAGCCAGGCGCCGAATTCCTTTAAAGTTTCCATGTCCATCTGCTCCAGCTTATCAACGAGGACAAAGCCGCACTCCGGATTCAGTTTCCGGACGATTGCTGTTGCCACCTTTAACCGGTCAGAGCCGGACATGTTGTCCCACTGCTGGCCGCGGTAAAGAAGTTTCCCTTCGGAAACGGTAAGTTCCGGAAGGGGCAGATCCGCATGGTCCAGAAGGGAGCGTTTTTCTTCTCTCACTGCTTCGATTTTTCCGGTCAGATGATCATATTCCTCAGCATAGGTTCTGGCATCTTCTTCCGCCTTATCCTTATCCAGATTGGCCCGTACCTTCCGGTTCATATCGTCTACTTCTGCAATGCTGGCCTCCAGCGCGGCTGTTGACTGGTCTTCCAGCCCTTCTGTGGTCTGCCTTGCAATCATTAAATCCGCTTCCAGGTCACGCTGCTTCTTGAGAAGTTCCTGCATCTGCTCGGTGATTCTCTGATATTCCTGCTCAAGCTGATGGCGCCTTGCCCGTTTTCTCTGGTTTTCCCCATTCTGTGCAAGAATTTCCTGCTGTTTCCGGATAAGCTCCGCCGCGGAGACAAGTTCCTTCGGTGCTTCCGGATAATAGGTCTGTTCTTCGGCGAACTTTTTCTTCCGCTCCGCAATCCGCCCGATGGAAAGCCGCTCATTATACAACTCTTTTTCCTGCTGCTCCAGTTCCTGAAGCCTGGGACCAACCCCGATGATATTTAAAAGGATTTTGGCCTTATCAGAATCGTTGGCCTCCATAAACCGTGGAAGATCCAGCGCCAGTTTTTCCACAAAGGAATCAAGAAGCTGCTGCCCTGCTTTCTGGCCAGAAGGATCGGTAATCTTAAGGTCTGAGTTTTTCCCCTTTCTCTCCACAACAAGGCCGTTGCTCATGGTAAGGTGCAGATACGGCGGAATCACTGAGCCCTGCCTTACAGCATCTGAGGGGCGGTATGTATTTCCTCCCAGGGCCCATGCGATGGCATCCAGCACAGAGGTCTTCCCCTGGTTATTATTTCCTCCGATAATGGTAAGACCGTTGGCTGCCGGTTCCATCTTCACCGCCCGGACACGTTTTACATTCTCAATCTCCAGCTTGTTAATTTTCACTGCCATTTTTATGATTCCTCCTGTACTTCGATATGTGCTGCCGCGAACATCAGCATTTTTGACGTGACGTCGTTCAACGACATGTTTGTGGCCTCTGCCAGCTTTTCAACTGTTTCATACGCTTCCCCAGAGATGCGCACCCGATACAAGTTATCATTCGGACGCCTCCGTTGTTTCTTTAAGATAAGTTTTTCCATTGACTTTTCTTTCT